GTTCACATCAACCAAAAAAAGGCTCCTGCCATAATTGTCAGAACGCAGACGTTTGCCGCTACGACAACGGAATAAACCCGTCGTTGCCTGAATTTCATTTCTTTCATTATGTAAAGATTTTCCGCATCACATCTTTCAATCGTTCCTGTTCGCAAGCGATCCAGAGCCAGAGACAGGTATTCAACATCGTTGGGTTCGAGCTCAAATCCTGCGCGAAAGTGTTTTGCAATTTTCAGTCTTTCTTGAAGTGTGAGTTCTTTGTGCATGGCAGCGCACTCCTATCATCGCAAGCCACTCCGACTTGCATTCAACCGTACTCTATGGAGCTCTTTCTTCTGCGCCTCTTTTAAGGTCGCCATTAATTTACGCGGAGCCCCGCGCGTAACCCGATAGCCATCGCCCATGCGCACACAGAAATAACCATCAAGATCGAAAAACCCGCCCTTAACCTTAAAAAGACATCCGCGCGGGGTTCTTTCCACTTGCGCCGAGGTTTTAACCCCCGACTTTCTTGCCTCTGTTGTTTTCTCAACAACCGTCCTATCCACAATCTGCCTGTCACCGCGCGTCGAGAACTGCACGACCTTATTCGCGGTTGGCCTTGGCTGGGGAACGGGACGCGGGGCTTTTACAAAAAATGTCACTGAGCAGCCATTTCACTCGATAAAGCCAAATAACCAATACTGTCCACATTGCTGTCCTTGTGATACCCGTTCATCAACCTTCCCGTCTTTAAAAGATGCAACATGAACGTCACATCATACGCCGACACAGAACGACCCAAATACATACTCCACAACTGAGCAATCTGGCTAAAGCTTTCCTCTGGCGCACCATACTGCTGCTCGCGCTCGCCCGTGATTAAATCATGCGCTTCGCTTAACGTCTGTGCTCTTGTCTTTTCCAAACGGACTATCCTCCTTATAGGCTAAATCCCGACGCTTCTCAGCATCCTCTCGGTGATCAAAGCAAACCCACATTCTGCCCTTCCGATGTGCAGGGACATCCAAACCCCCATAACCATACCCAAAACTAGCAGGGCTGTTGCAAAAATAACACAGGTACTGAACAGGCTTTTTTCGCTGCATTTTGTCTGTGTTGGTCGGGTCACTAGGGATAAGTCTCAAGTTTTTCCCCTACCCCCCGCCCTCAGTGGGTGTCGCTAGAGGAATTTCCTGCAAATGTTGTGCTTCACCCTCAATTGTTACACTTGTGTCTTCGCTATTGAGATTAATCGAGATGTTCACTTCCCTATTACTTGTGCCTAGCTGCTGCTCTGTTTCACTGGCTCGGTATCCTGCACGGTCGAGCAAGTCTGCTGCTGCCATCTGTCTTACGTTCTCGCTTCTAGCCGTAGTTGCCAAGCTAACCATGGTCTGTAAGCCCACTCTGGCTCCGTCCAGAAGGTGCTGCCTGATGGCTAATTGAACCCCAGCCTTTCCTTTATCGGATCTGAGGAAGTGCGAACACGTTGATCTTCCTGAATAACCGCAGCGCTGTGCTATCTCGTCGATGTCCAAGGTGGATGTAGTGCGCAGTAGGATTGCAAGCGACTGTCTTTGGTCGAGTTCAGTGCCGTCAGGCAGGATCATTGGGGTGATTTCATCAATAGATATGAGATCTGTCACGACGGGGTTTTATCCATTATTAAAAGGTGTGCAATGTTGCCGCGTCGGTGCTCGTTTAGCACTATTTCACTCTGTTCATACGTTGTCACTCAATGGTGTGGGCTGTCGCCCCCCAAACCCCCGATAGAGTAGAGGATTCGCTTATTCGAGGGACGTGTCAATATGGCAATTGTGCAACACCTAGTAATAAATGTCTTGACCTATACTATATGTGGCAGAACCCCGACGAGAAACCAATGTTGTGCGTAGCGTGGATGGAAGCCCTGCACCTCTGCACTTTTGCTTTGGGCAAAAGCTGCTTGAGGCTTAGGCTTCCCTTCTCACGCTCTGGCTGCGGGACAAGCCTCTACACTCCGACTCGCTCGACGTGGGGCTATTAAACGCCCTAGCTTAGAGAAAGCCCAGAAGACGGTGGCGGCTCGCTTCGATTCCAAGGCTTGAGAATGATTGCAGCAATCCGTGATGCTTTGTTTTTCGCTATAAATGACCAAACTCAAAAAGGGGCTTTTTCATTTGGTCATTTGCAAAAAACGGCATCACTACCGTAGGACACACACACACATGATTGCGGAATAATAACTTCCTGTTTGGCTTAGGCCCATTGGAAAGTCAAAGTGCCGACTTGTTTCATTGCCGTAGCCGCGCGCCGATGAGTCCCCGTCCTTCCTTCTGCGATAAAGCAACCAGAATCGAGCTTTGATGACTCGAAAAAGTCGAGCTGAGCCGCGAAGGGCGGCTTTGACTTACAGAGGGATGCCGCACCGCCTTGGGGCGGATTGGCGATCCCTCTTTCCAAGCTGCCCAATCGGATCAAAGTCATCATCCACAATAATGTGCGATGTGTTTTCAAATAAGGAAGCAAAAAAATGACTGAGTATCACTCGAAAATGTACGCAACAGATGGCGAACTTGGAGAAGCTATAGATCGTCTGGATCATTTCGAATGGGCAGACCACTGGCAAGAGTTCGTCCCTGTTGAGGAAACCGAGGCGCACATCGTTCTTCGCAAGAGGTCGCCTGTTACCGTCGCGCAGCCGCCGATGGTGTTTCTTGTCAAAGAAACCGACGAGATCGACTTCTGATGTCGGTTCAGCAGGTCGTGGAGCTCATCGGGATGGTGGGCTTTACTCTGACCATCTTTCATCTTCCAGAGTTAATTCAATTCTTTGGACAATAAGAAAAGCGGCCTAGCCCACTGGCTAGTTCGCATCAAGCAGCCACTTCGCTAGGCTGCTTGACCCGCCCTAGGCTCAGAGGGCTTGGGGCCGATAACTTCTGTAAAATTTAATCTAACCAAGGAGGCCAAACCAATGGCAAAAGTTACTTTGAAATCACTGCAATCTGAAATCGCAACCCTGAAAGATCAGCTTAACAAAAAGGAGTTGGAAAATGTCAAACTCACTGCCGAGAACAACGCCGCGGGCTCGCTCGAAAGATCGTTCCAGAACATCGCGGATCACTTCTACGATAAGGGCGTTGTTTGGGATAGCGACAAGCGCATGGAGGTTATGGGCAACACTCTCGCCTTTACCCAAGCTGACGTTCTTAGTTCGCTTTGTTGGTCGTTCGATGACAAGATGCTTAAGTGTGACCATGCGGGTGATAAAGCGGCTAGGGACGTTCACAACCTATTCCGTCAACGCAATTCCGCGCACGGTCAGACCAACTATGAGCGCAAGCTTGCGTGGAAAGAACGGCTTAACGATCAGAGCCTTGCTCTCCAGAACGCTCTGGAAGCTGCCGAGGAAATTTACTCTCAAGTCACGGGTAATACCTATAAACGTAAGGATCGCGTATCCTTCATGGCAGAGCTCGACAAGCAAGCCGAGCAAGAGAACGATCTTTCGCAAAAAGAGCGTCAGGAAATGATCGCACGCGCCGAGGCTGCGGGTATCTACGGCCTAGGCGACGATCCGACCCAGAGCCCTCTGTGGTCACGGATGAACAATAAGATCCAGATGCTTATTCTTGCAGGTGATCCGAAGGCTATCGCGTGGTGGCGGGACGCTGAGAAGGTCGAAGCGTGGATCGCCAAGCAAGATGCCAAAGCGCAAGAGATAAACCTTCAGACCGACGGGGTTGCAACCTCGGACGAACAAGCGCAAGAAATTGAAGCTAATGAAGGTGTTATCGAAACCCGCACTGACAGCGATCCCGCGTTACGCCAGATTGCAAACGAAGGGCTGTCAACGAAGGTTGCCTAATCTGCCTAGAACGGCTCGGCTCTCAGGAGTCGGGCCGTTTCTTTTTTTTAAAACCGTTCCCAAGCAAGAGCTCGGAGGGGGCCAGCCCCCCCTCACTCTTGCTTTTGCAGAAAAGGGAACGGCGCTTCAACAGCAAAGGAGATTTGCTATGCCTAATCACGCCTATCAAAAAGTCACATTGAGCGGAAACCCGTCGATTATCATGGAATTATATCGCTCTGTTTTAACAGAAAGCTTTCTTCAGAGGGTTAAACCCTGCCCCTTGGAAAACTGCGCAGATTGGTACAACTGGAACTGTGATAATTGGGGAACCA